AAGCCGTTGAAAACGGCCTGAGGCGTAGCCGAAGAACGGGGGCGGGAGGGGGGCACGGGGTTGGTCGATAATATAGTAGCCACCCAGATACAAAAAAGGTGAAATCGGAATAACCAGGCATTTGATTTGCCTAGTAAAATCGATTAGTTTTGTTTTTCTTAACGTATTGGGGTTGTTTTTCCTATCGGTAGGTATAGGATAGGGCGGGTCGGAGGGCTTAATAACCTCATTAAAAGGAAATCGTTATGTACGAAGAGACTAAAGACAAGCCTGAGCATACAGTTCAGTATACTTCCATTGATTATCACTCTATGTGTCAGAAATCTAAGGCCAAGATTAGGGCTATGCAGGATATGGGCATGCCCACTATGCACGATCCCAAGTCTACTCCAGAAGAAACTGAGCAGGGTCATATGGGTGGGTACTCAATTATGATGTTTGGCAAATAGTGGATGGAGAGATAGCGCTTATCCGTAAAGCATTACAGGATATAGCCTATGAGTTGGGTACATTAAATGATTTGTTGCGGGATTTAGATGAAC